GCCGCTGGGTTCGCCAAAGGCGCTCCATGGCATTCGCGCCGGGGTGCGACGGCGCGGAGAGTCGGTTTGTTATTCGGGATTGAGCACCCGCAGGCGCATGGCAATCTTCTGGCGCAAGGTGTTGACCCCCACCTTGCTGTGCAGCTTCTCTGCCTGGGCCAGCCAGTGGTCGGCTTGCTCCAGCGTGGCGGAGTCCCCCACGGCGCTCGGCCGCGGCTGGCCGTCCTGGTCACGCAGCAGCAGGCAGCCCGCGGCCTTGAACCACTTGGCGGTGAGCTTCTCGTTGAGGCGCCAGTCATTGCGTACCTTGTCGAACACCCGGGAGAACCAGGGCTCGACGGCGTGGCCTTCGGCGGCCTGCTTCTCGGCCCACTCCAGCACGGTGTCTGCCACAAAGTGGGCCCAGTCCCGTTTGATATTGCTCGGGGTGCGCTGGCCCTGGGTTATGGCGAGCTCGGCCCAGGCAATGCCTGTGTCGAAATCCCCCACATCGAAGGCCCAGACGGTAAGCAGCTGAAACAGCTCGTTCTGATAGGGCTGGCCGGACTCGGCCACGCTTGCCAGATAGCGCTCCACATAGGGGCGGTATTTGGGCATCAGCTCGCTGCGCTTCATGTTCACCCGGTCCCCAATGCGGGCCAGCTTGCGCAGGCGGACGATGTCCTGTTCCAGGGCAATCATCTGCAGGTGCAGGCTGTCTGCCACCGCGCCGGTGACCATGCCCGTGCAGGCGGCCTGCGTGGCCCCCTGCATGGCTTGCACCCGTTGCTTGTGGCGTTGACCCGGTGAGCTCATGGCTTACTCACTCGGCGCAGTGGGGGCAGCGCCGATCTCGATGTCAGCCTCTTCAAAG